CTACAGTTAATAATTTGGGCCCCATCTGTTGCCGCCTGGTAAAAAGACCGGGTGACGGCGGAGAGTAAAAAGTCCCCCAGTTTCGGATCGAGTTTTGTCTGGGCGACGTAGGAGAGAAGCTGGCACTGTGTGATGCCTGCCATCCCCAGACCGTTGTTCTGCGTCGCCCCAATGATTCCGGCAATTGGCGTGGCATGATCAGACGGGGCATCCAAGGAGTAGAGCTTGGTCTGGAGAAGTTGGAGGTCGGAATGCTGCCTCACCTCCCCGTCGATAATGGCGATCTTCAGTTGTCGATTTCCTGTCGATAACTGCCAGGCTTTGACGATGCCGCTCTCGTAGAGATACTTCTGATACGGAAGTAGCGGGTCGTTCATCGGCACTGTAATAAAGTTGGTGGTGTTCCGTTTTTCCGGTTGTTCCTTACTTTGTGGAACAGGGGAACTTGTGGAACAGGCCCCACAGAGGAGTAGGGCGACTAAAATGGTTTTAAAGTACATGTTACCAATCCCAAAGACAGTAATAAATGGCTGATACTACAACGATCGCGGCAAAGATGAAGAAATACATTTTCTCACCAGCCCTTCTCGTTAATATATCCTTCGACTGAGCGCTTCCCTTCTCCTGCCACTACCGTTGGGTATTTCCCTCCCCTTGGCTCCGGCTGAATTAGGACATCAATTATCTCGTCCTTGTATGGTTCGCTGATCATCAACCCCTCATTATTTCCACGGTTAGGATGATTAGAGTCTCCCAAAGATTCCTGGACGAACTTATCGAGCTTTGCTTCATCTACTTCAATCTTCTTGCTGTACACGTTCCAGGCTCCTCTCAAATTTTTGTCTGTGATAAAGTACGGTGGAGGCGGAGCAATTAAATTTTTCAGCCACCTCCCCGTCTGTCATGGCTGTCTCTTGTGTTAGCCTAACGATCTCAGCCCTCTCTGACTCTGAAAGTCGGCGTCTAGGCTTGGAGTAGAGCTTGACGTTTTTGAAGGTCTTGCCATTGACAAGCCGACAGATGACGGATTGGTGACGGCCAAAAATTTTTCCAAGCTCCTTCATGGTCAGTTTTCCACGACTATAGACTTCTCGAATCGCCTCAGCCCCATCGGCACTCATTTTTTTAAACATAGTTGACAACCTCTTTCAAAATGCACAATAAAATTATGTATTGCGGAACATAATGTCAATCGTCTACTCGGAAAATTTGATTGGGCCGTCTATCTGACTCTATCTGATCGGCTATCTCTCGAAGAATATCTGTTGGAAATCCTCCAACTACCCCATAGGAGCCGCCCTGATCTGCTTCAGCTCGGAGCTGTTCTGGCGTCCAGAAGGAGAACGCCTCGTTGATAATTTTTTCTACCTCTTCTCTTAGTTTATAGCTCATCACAGCGTCTCCCTTACCCAATTTTTGAATTTTTGAAAAATACCAACTGGTTCTTCGATCTCTTCAATGATCTCTGCTTCCGCTTCCTGAGACTCGTCTTTAGGAAAGAGGGGGGAGATCTTATCAGAGAACATCGATGCCTTGTTGATTAGCTCAGAACCTAATAGGATTGCGTCCGCGAGCGAAAGATCAAGAACTTTTTTGGTGCTGTATTTGGAGCAGGACACTTTTTCTTCTAAATAAATCTCAATAGATAGAAACCCTGGATTCTGTTTGATGGCTGTCTTCAGTTCCAACATCCTCTACTCCTCCTTGGGTGGGAATTTTAATTTCCCCAATCTGATTTCTTCTCTACATTCTGCAATAATCTGATTCATTTTTTGATTAAATTTGGCCTGAAAAAGTTCTGCCGCTTCCGGCGTTCTAAAGATCATTGCATAGCGGGAGGAGTCTGCCTCGTTCTCGAAGCCAATACCAACCTGCATTCCACAGTCAAATAGTAAAGTACTGATCTTGATCAAGAGTTGCCTCCCTAAGTGATTAGAGTGGGAACGCCACGAATCGAACGTGGAGGGGATTGCTCCCACGGGGTTACAGCCCGCTTCAACTACCAATAGTTGACCCATTCCCAGCATGGAGCATTGGAGAGTCGAACTCCAGTCTAGCCCTTACCTCTCGGCTTTTGGACTATCGAGCCAATCATGCCCCGTATTTTCATTGTAGGGCAGTTGCTGAATAATTGCAACTATCTTCTTGCAGAAAGCAAAAGGCTCCCCGATATGAGGGAGCCAATTACCAGCCGCCCGTGTGGGGCGCTTATTGATCGAACCGAAGTAGAAAGGTTAAGACCTCCGGCTCGATACTACTATTATACTACTACAGAAAATACTAAACTTCAATATCTTTTTCAAACCCAGTTGTACACAAATTATTGACAACTGAAAAGGCCGCCCCGGCCCGCTTATCAAAAGACGGAGGGCGGCCTCTTCGCAAAGACCCGCCTCTTTGAGGGTACGCTTTCGCGCATAGCCTTGGCGAGTTCTGTATTGATTTAAACCCCTGGCTCATCACGAGATAAGTCTCGCTTCGCCCCTTGAGTAGGTTTTACGCCACCCGGCCAATCCGCCTGTGCCTAGCGGGGGGTTTTGACCAACACATTCTGGACACCGGCAATCCTAACGACTACCCCTGGGCCAGGCCCGTAAGTGTCCCGAGAGAGGTCAGCGGGGTTGATCACTTCCCAAGACAACGGACCCCTCATTTTTATGATAGCATAAATAGTCGAAAAATGTTCACGGAGGACGAAAAATTGCCTAAAGTGACCGATTTCCTTCTTCGTTTAGGTAATTTTTCCAACGATCTGAGAGAAGATTTCCGACTATTTTAACTTTAATAACCCCTGATTGTGCATTTAGAATTTCAAAAATGTGGCCGACAAGCCCCGCCTCATCGGCAGGAGTCTTGATGGCGATCTCTCCGGCTATCTTGAGGCAGTGATCTACTTTCTTGGCTCCTTTACCTCTCTTAGCTTGGGAGGTGTGTTTAAAAGTCGTTGTGCTAGTAATATCGTCCGTAATTAAAAGAGAGCCGCAATCGCAATTAACGATATAAAGTACTGGTGCTTTTTCAATAGTTTTGGTAGTCATCTTTGCGACTCCTCCTACTTTTAGTATACCCCTTGAAACGTGAACTTCAAAAGGAGTAGAGTTAGAAGTAGGGAGGATCTATTGTCGTTGGAAGGGTATTGCTGCTGGATCTGCGGAAGTACAAAATCTCTCACAGTCCACCACGCCATTCCGCGCTCTTTCGGGGGGAAGGAGCATGAGTGGAATCTCCTCTGGCTCTGCTGGATCGACCATCTGATTGTCCACATGATCGAACACCCAGACATCAGCTTTCAGAAAGTCCACCGGGTCCAACAAGGGAGTTCCAAACATAAGCGGTTTAAACGGATCGTCTCCCAACTTTCTGACCCTCAAAAACGAGAGACGATTCTCAATTTACGAGAAATTATTCGACTGGTTTCCGCCGGTCTTGAACATAAGGCTGCTATTTTGCAGGTTTATTCAAATTGGTGGGAGCTGGAACTTTGGAAATCACCATCCCTTTTGAAGGATTAGTTGCTGTAGTAGTTTCTTTAGGGGTACTAACGTGGGGGCTAATTCATCTCTTTGTTGTCAGGTATTAGAACTTAACTCCCAACATCCCAGAGCCGCTTTTAAGTCCTTTATAATCAAACCTAAAATCTAACTCTGTCGCAAAGATAGATCCAGAAACTCTCACGCCCGTCATCATCTCCCCGATCTGAACGTCTGGCATTCCCAACCTCACCTGTACTTGCGGTGTTATAGCGTATCGATACTGGACTCCATAGTGTTGGTTCTGATCAATCTTGGCCATGACATACAGTTCATGTTTTTTGGGATAGTCTTGATTTTTAAAAAGTGTTGATTGTTCCGGTTGAAAAGCCTGGTGGTTCGCTGCCATTGAGAAGGCCAAAATTAGACCTTCAAACCAATTTTGCATAGCGCTGTTCTCCTTCTACCTCTCTCAGTATGGTTGAGAACTTGTACTTTGTCCAGACTAACATTAGGGTAGGAGGGATCATCAATTTTGGCAACTTTTAAAGTGAATAAATTTCCAAAAGACCATTATGAGCCCTATCTAGAAGACGGTAGCACTCCTCGCTGTCAAGCAGCCGTAAAAAATACCAACGGGGAACAGTGTCCCAAAGCCTCTACTAAGAAAAATAATTGTAATGAACACGGCGGCAAGTCGTTCGGACCTCCCCCCGGCTCCCTCAATAACTTGAAACACGGTTTCTACTCCTCCTCCTACCGCCAAAAAATCCGCAACCGCTCTGAGATTCTTGTTGATCCAAAAACCCTTTCTGAGGAGCAGGTACGCTCCTATCAAGCCTTTCTAGACGACGCCTGGGTCAAAGTGGAGAAACACATGATCCGGGAAGAGTATCAGGAAGCTTTCGGTCTGATGGAATTGATCAATCAAACAACCGGGATGCAGGACAAGATCCTCAATACGATTATGAAGGCCAATGAGAAAGATGACCCAAGAGCCCTGAATACTGTGGTTTTTGTTCCGCCGAAAGCCGTCTCTGACAAGTACCGTGAGCTATTCGTGGGAACGGAAGAATCAGAGGATAAGAAGTGACAACTGTTCAACAAGAAATCATTGCTCCTTCTCCAGGTCCGCAACTAGAGTTCGCCCAGTGCGACGCGTTCGAGTGTTTATACGGCGGGGCTCTTGCGTCTGGAAAAAGTTGGAGTCTTTGTTTTGATGCTATGGGTCAGGTTCATTTCAGCGATTACCGAGCCGTCATCTTTCGTCGGAGCTACGGTGAACTTAAGGATCTCCTAGTCACAGCCCAATCAATTTATCCAGTTGCTTACCCCGGCACTAAATTTAATAAATCAGAGCGGATGTTTACCTTCCCTTCCGGGGCTACAATTACTTTTTCTTATGCGGAGAACATGGAAGACGCTCTTCGTTGGCGGGGGAGAGAAATCGCCTTTTTGGCCGTGGATGAGCTTGGGGACTTCGATTGGGATGTTTATGAGTTTATCAAGACTCGTGTTCGTTATGGCGGCAAGCACAAGGGAATGAAGCTCTATGTAAGAGCCACCTGCAACCCCGAAGGCAGAGCCTACATGAGTATTAAACAGTATTTCATAGACCCGGCCCCTCCCAGAACTAGAATCATTGACAGACGGACGGGCAGAGATCGAATCTTTATCCCGGCTCGCATGGGCGATAACCCACATATTGATGCCGATTATCGTAAGCGGCTAGCCTATCTTCCAGAAAAACGCTTTAAAGCCCTTGTTGAGGGGGATTGGAACGTCTGGTCCGGAGAAGTCTTCGACCTGAAAAAAGGAATCCACATCTGGAGTTGGGAAGAGTTCTACGAACGGAACGGGATCAAGGAAGAAGAGCAGAACGGGATTCCCAAAAATTGGGTTCGGATGATGGGCTGCGACTGGGGCTACGCCGTCCCCTTCTGGTTTCTGTGGGCTGCCGCCGATACCAAAGGTCGGCTCTACATTTACCGGGAGTACGGGGGCTGTGCACGAGATGCCCAAGGTCGGATCAATTTTAATGATGGGCTCCGCCTGACTTATGAAGAGGCAGCGGCGGAAGTCAAAGCCAAAGAAAAAGATGAGATGATCCATTACCGGGTGATTGATCCTGCGGAACGGGCCAAGATGCGGGGAGATCGTGCTCAATTAGACCCCTGGGGTTCCCCCATTCAGGGACCGACGGGAATAGAACTTTTTGCCAAAGAGGGTTTGTTTTTTATTCCGGGTGATAACAATCGGATCAATGGAATTAGGGAAGTCCATCGCCGTCTCCATTACGAGGTAGACAAAGACGGCAATATTCAAGACTATCCCTACTTAATTTTTATCGAGGAGGAGACCCCACTTACTCAGGCTACTTTTTTAGCTTTGGAATCCGACCCGAAGAATCCAGAAGATATCCTGAATGATCGTAATGTCTCGGACCATAGCTTTGACTGCGCCAAATATCTGTTAATGAGCAGACCATTAACAACTCGAATTAATCCGAAAGAGGATCGCTGGCTGCGAAAGAAGAATGATCGGATGCCGGATGGCGATACTGGATGGGCAGCAGGCTTTTAAATGACAGAAGAACTACGTATTAACGATCTGGAGGGAACTTCAGACGGTCCTATAGGTTCCGGTTCCGAGATGGTCGAGCTGATTGAAGCCAAGGATCACCAGGATACAGAAAAGCTCCACGAAAAGCTGCTTGCTTACTTTAAAGAGTATCTGGAGAAGACCGAGCCTTGGCGGGAGGAGGCCGAGATTGACCGGGCTTTCTACGAGGGGAAGCAATGGACGGATAAGGAAAAACAACAGTTCGAGGCCCAGCAGCGGGTTCCAGTAACGATTAACGAGATTGAGCCGACCATTGAAGTCATTACCGGCATGGAGTCGCGCAATCGTTTAGAAATTAAAGTCTTGCCGAGGAATGATAATGATGTCGATGCCGCCAACTCCCGAACTGCCCTTATCAAGTACGTCGCCGACCAGAACGACCTGGAGTTTAAAACCGCACAAGCTTTT